TGTAGATTTAGCATATCAAAGATACCCTCTACTAATATTACTCTACCTTTTATAGGTTGGACTCGAGCAGGGAATAGTGGTAATACTGCCTTTGGGGGATGGATCAAGTATTTGGGAACATCAGTCATAGACTGTGTTCTACAGTTAAACGCCACTATTCTCCCTGTCAAGTCCTTAATTGGAAAAGAAATTCTGCCTGTAAATGGTTTGTCTGGATGCACAAAGGCATCAAAATTTTTGTAAGAGTCTGGAGATATATCTCTCCAGTTACCTACATAAGGCATAAAATTCTTTGGCATCTTCAATCCTACGGAAGATGCTCTTTTTTCTTCTACTTTTCTTCTGAGTTTTTCTCTACGAATATCCAACGGATTCGAAGGAGCATCGTAGTGGTTAAATAAATTACCTTTAAACCCACAAGAAAAACAGTTGAATACACCTGTAATTCTATCAATTCTCATACTTGGATTACTGTCATCATGCTCGGGGTTCAAGCATTTAACAATAGCATCTGCTGGAGATAGCTTGTACGGTATCTTTCGTTCTTGTAATAGTTCTTCTACTGTCATGTAAAGTAAGGTGATAACATAAGCACTAATCCAATAACTGGTATTGCTAAGACTATTGCCATTGTTAGTGCATAAAAGAAGTGTTCTAAAAATACTTTCATTGTTTGTGTTTCCATCCTTTTAGTTGATCTCCAAGTTCTTCAAAGTCTGTCATCTTTTTACCACTTGGGTCTGTTTCGTGTTCATAATACTTACTTTTCCAAGCAAGTTCTGCCATTTGAAACCAAATTGCAATCATTCGATCTCTTTCTTTTTTATCTCCCCATAAATAAAACATATTCCACCATTCTTTATCAAAACGGCAGACTTTAATATTCATTGTTTTAAACATCCATCCATCATGGTGTTTTCGTACTATTTCCCACATCACTCTCATTCTTTGACTTCCTGCGATTGGATAATAGTTGGGCATACACAATATAGGAGATTCAATACCATGTTTTAAAACACTATCATATAGTGGTTCATTTATTGGTACTCGTTCTATATTCTGATAAATCTTTTTCTGATTCAATAGAAATTTAACTGATCGTGTTTCCCATGTGTAGGGAGGCAGAGCTACTAACTCTGCCGTTTCCTTACTGATTCTATCTGCCGCCATTTCTTACTTTTCTCCATAAGCCATGTCTACGTCTCTTCTCAATTTCCATACGAATCATGTATGTTCGTATCAATGCAACCACTGTAAATATAAAAGTAGTTGTTAGTGATATCAAAAATGCACTTGTCCATCCCCATTTTTCTATGAATAACCATAGTAGGAATGTTTGTAGTGGAAAGTTAATAACAAGAGCAGCGCCTACCTGTAGTACAGATTCTTGTAATGCGGCTTTCTCTGTTTTAGTCATCTAACTGATCCCATAGTTGTTCTTCGAGTTCTGTTTCGTAAATCACACGAAACTCCTCTATTGTTGGCGGAGCAATACGAATATTGCTTTCTTTTAGTGTTCTTACATATCTAGTATATGCAATCATTAATTGTGCTTCAGTATATAAAATCATAATCTATTTACTAATGCAGCGATAGTTAGAATCAACGGGTCAAATGCCCCATATATGTATAGGCTCAAAACCCATGGTTGCCATCTAAATGTCATCTACATCTTCTCCTGTTTTCATACTGTTTTCTATATTTTCTTTCTCTTTAGGATTTAGTGCAGACTGCGGACCAATCTTCAAGGTTTCCCAATCTACTGCACTTGTGAAGCTTTCCATCCTGTTGCTTCTCATTTTTACACAATTAAAAGTCATACACTCATCTTGTTGATCCCAAGTCTCCAATGCATAAGCAGCGTCTGCTGCATCAAGTATACCTTTTGCAAATCTAGCCTCTCCACTAGCATCTGTTTGGTATGGGGCAAAGAATAGGGTTTCATACTCCTGAGCGTATAGTTTCATTTTCTTACTGACTTCAATCTGTTCTGTCCAATCATATTGACCTGAACGACTTGGTGCATTGTGGCGTTTGACTTGGTTAAGATAATCAACAATAACCACACCAACATCAAGTTGGTTGACTTTTTTATCTAGCTCTGACTGTATTTTTGAGAGAGTTAAAGCTGGATCATAAATAACATCCAATTGCTTTTCTTTGTGGAGAGGTAGTTTTGTTAGGTTTTTATGAAATGTATCAAAGTCATGTGTTTTTACAAACTCTGGCAACAATTCATGCCCACCGTCAAATCTACCTGCCCACCAGCCGCCTACTAGATTCCACTCTTCAGCGGATAGCATTTTACTGCGTAGTCTTTTTAATGGTATTTTTGTTGATACAGAACAAATCCTTTGAAGGATTGATCTGCTGTCCATTTCTATAGTGAAATAAAGAGCACTACGACCTGAATCGTAAACATTTGCTGCTAAATTACAACAGGTAACGGACTTACCTGCTCCTCGTCGCCCGCCAACTAGCACTAAGTCTTTGGGTGAGAACTGAATCTGTGAGTCATACTCACTATTAAGTCCTAAGGGTAAATACCTCGATAGTTCTTTGTCATCCTCGAATAAAGATATGCTCTGCATACTTTCTTCGGGTGGCTTGACATCTACCTTGTCACTTACCCTTAATACTATTTCTTGGAGTTGTTCTATGTTTTCTTCTGCACTAGCCATCGCAACTGTGTTGTCAATGTAAGTATCAAGTTCATCTAGAATTTCTACTTGTGCATATTCATTTTTGAGATAATCAAGTAAAAGCCATGCGTCTACTTCGACTTCAACTGATTCGATTGCGAATATTTTTTCGGAAAGTTGTCGATCTCGCACTTCATATCGGAGATCTTCAAATTGGGGGAGGTCTTGATAATTGTCTATGTGTTTATCAAGGATGCGGAATATTGACTGATATTCACCAGGTAGGTAATGTTCTTTTAACTTAGACCATGTGTCTAAATCTTTCTGAACTATAATCTGTTTTAGTAACGCTGATGCAATATTCACTGTATAACTCTCTCAAAAATTAAAAATGGCAGAGGCACAAGAGTGCCTCCACCGACTAAATTGAATACTGCGGATTAACCGATATCTTTTTTAGCTGCACCGTTGTAATCAGCACACTGTAAACCACGTCTTGTTAACATAGTTTTCACGCCTCTTACTGTTTTACCGATTTGATCTGCAATTGACTCTACAGTCATGTCAGTAATATCGATATCAGCAAGTACGTCAGCTTTGCTTGATCCTTTAGTTTCTTTTTGCTTTGGAATAGCGTTAATTTCGCCACTTCTTAGAAGTGAAAGAGCTTTACCTCTGATTGAATTAACAGATTTGCCAAGAGCGTCAGCGATTTCTTCTACGAAAGATCCACCGTTAACCATCTCTACAAATGTGCCTTCTTCTTCAGGAGTATAAGTTCTAACTGTCTCAACTTTAGGAGCAGGTTTAACATGCTCTGTTAATTCCATAGAAAGAATTTTTCCTTGGATTGATTTAGCTGAGAAGTGTCCACCTTCAAAGTTGCTTGCAATTTCAGCATATGTGTAAGAACCTGAGTTGTCTGTAACAAATGCTTGTAAAGTTGCTTCTTGCTCGTCTGAAAAAGACTTGCTTGCTGATGCTGAAGCTAGTTCAACGTCAAAACCCATCTTTCTCAATTTGCTTGATACTGAACGAGTTGATGTTTCCAAGTGTTCTGCTGCATTTGCAACTGTTCCTTGGGATATTGGGCTCTCACTTCCTACGAAATCTACTAGAGATTGAGTCCTTTCGTCTGTCCATTTTGGTAATGCCATGATTTAATTTTCCTAAATAAGTTCTTTTAAGTTTTGGTTTATTGTTATACCCATTTCTTCTGCTTTCTTGGTTTTTGCACTTTCGATTCCACTCTCATTAACTAAGATAGTTACATCTTTTGTGAGATTATCCTTTACTAGATAGCCGTTCTTTATTAATACTTGTTGTGCGGCGGCTTTAGTTGGATAGCTTTTTAACTTTCCTGTAATGCAAACTGTTCCCTTAGTGTCAGTGTTAGTGACCTCTGCTCGTTTTTCGCAAGTAAAAGTAAAGGGTAGGTTATAGTATTCTTCGAAATGGAAAGTGTTTACCAACCAATCAATAAGATTCGACGCCGCTTTCGGACCCAGACCTGCCTCTGTACATATCTCTGGGGTTATCTCACTTAAAGATGAGATGTGTTTCGCTAATTTATTTGAAGCACTTGAGCCAATCAGCGGTATCGAAAAAGCTGGAAGTAGAGTTGTAAGGTCGACACTCTTTGATTTCTGTATCTCATTGTGTAGTTTCGTACCTAGTTTCTCTGAATCCAACAGAAAAGATATTTCTTCTTGGGTTAACGAATAAATATCTT